AAAAGACACCCGAAACGTGGCAAGATGTGTCTAACGCAGCCGATGATTGGTCTGCCACTCCCCCGACATCGAAGGAATGGACAACTGCATCGGCAACCAGTGAAACTTGGTCTAACGCCGCATAAGGCTAACGCCGCATAGGAGATTAACATGGCTGATACTACAACAACGACATATAGCTTAGTGAAGCCAGAAGTTGGCGCGTCCGAGGATACTTGGGGTACAAAGATAAACACTAACTTAGACAGCGTTGATAACCTGCTAGACGGGACAACACCTGTCACGGGCATTGATATTAACTCTGGTACGATTGATGGCACAGTCATTGGCGGAGCATCTGCTGCGGCTGGCACATTTACAAATATTGCAGGTACGCTAACAACTGCTGCGCAAACTAACATTACGTCACTTGGAAGCCTTACATCTTTAGACGTAACAGGCACAGTGACCAGCGACAGCGGTTATTTTCAAGGCTCTAACAGCTTCATTAACGATACAATGACGTTAAACTTTACTGCACCAAATGGTCAAATCGCAGTAAAGAATAGTTCAGGTTCTCCTGCCGCTAACTTGTATTTTTATACTACAGATGCGTCAGGCAACACCAATCTTCGCCAAAATATTAGTTACAACGGCGACATCAGCTTCTACGAGGACACAGGCACAACTGCAAAGTTCTTCTGGGATGCGAGTGCTGAATCGCTTGGTATTGGGACGACTACTACAGGCACTGTGTTTGAAGCTATAGGTTCAAAGAACGATCAGTGGGCAGGAAAGTTTACTAATACAAACAGTGGTGGTTATGGTGTTTTAGCTATTACGGCAGGTTCTACCGCAAACGAAAGAGCATTTGAGGTACGTAAGAATACTTCTGACACTGCAATGCTTGTAGATGGGTCAGGCAACGTTGGTATTGGGACGAGTTCGCCTTCTGAAGATTTACACGTTTCAGGTACGGGTGATAAAACTATTGGGGTTGAAAGTACCAACACTGGTACGGGTGCAAATGCTGGTGTAAAAATACTATCAGCAGATGGTGGTGATTTTCTTTGGCAAACAGGCAATGTAACAGGCAATGCTTTAAGACTTTATGACTTAAACGCATCTGCAGAACGTATGCGCATCGACTCGTCAGGAAACGTGTTGGTGGGTAAGACTGCAACTGGTATAGCAAATGTTGGTGCTGAACTTAAAGCTACTGGAGAACTTCTTGCTACAGTAAATAATGATGCATGTGCATTTTTAAACCGCAAATCATCAGATGGACCAATAATTAATTTACGCAAAGACGGCTCAACTGTAGGTAGTGTTGGTACTCCATTTAGTAATGCTATGTATATTACTGGACCTACTTCTACTGGCTCTGGGTTTGTACTTCAAAGCGATGATAAAATCTACCCAGCTAAAGCAGGTGCAAGAGTTGATAACTATGTGGATTTAGGCGGTAGTGTTTTTCGTTACAAAGACGCTTACCTATCAGGCGGTGTATACCTCGGTGGCACTGGGGCGGCTAATAAGTTGGACGATTATGAAGAGGGGACTTGGACGCCTAGTTGCACTGTTGGTAGTGTTAGTTCAGGTACAGGAAATTATACTAAAGTAGGAAGACTTGTTACTATTACCGCATACTTGGGAGGTTTTTCTAACACAACAAACAATGAAGTTTTAATAGTTTCTAATCTACCTTTTACAGGAGGCGTAACGAGTTCTGTTGCTGGTAATGCTATGTGGGCATTTTTAGATAAAGATTTTGGTTATGAAATTGTTTACTACGATGGTAGCAGTCAAATTAGATTTTATCATAGCACTAATGGAAACTTTGATAGTCTAAGACATATAGATTTAGATGGCTCTAGCTCAGAAGTATATTTTACTGCCACATATCAAGTCGCATAACCCACTGCATAGCTTTGGGTAGTCAGGTGGCAATAAAGCCACGATAAACTAAAGGAGGCCAATATGGCACTAACAGAAACACAAGTTGAAGATAAGATTGAAGTCGTTGGAGATCACAAGCATGTGCAAGTTCGTACAGCTACAGTGATAGCTAGAGATGGCACAGAGATCAGCAGATCATTTCATCGTCACGTCTTAACTTGCTCAACTAAATCAGGTGATACATGGGCAGACACTGACATCAGTGATCAGTCAACAGAAGTACAAGCAATATGCAATGCAGTTTGGACAAGTGCAGTAAAGACTGCATACCAGACAGCTATGGATGCACAAGAAATATAAAGGAGGCTATTATGCCAAACACACACACATGGTCTATCGCTAACCTAGAGCGAAACACATCTGATGACTCAGTAACAATAGCACACTGGCGTTGCGAAAGCACAGATGGGACAAACACTGCATCAGCATACGGAACTACATCCCATACAGGTGTACCATCAGACGATGACTACATCCCTTACGCTGATCTAACAGAAGCAAACGTATTAGCTTGGGTACACGAACAAGTAGTTAAAGCTGATACTGAAGCGGCAAACGATGCTAAGATAGCTGAACTTGCGACACCAACATCCACTACTGGAATGCCTTGGTAATTTTAACTTAACTAAAGGAGATCAAAATGGCTGAAGATAAAAAGGTTATTACGATTGATAATGTAGACTACACTGAAGACCAACTCACTGATGCACAGAAAGTTATGATTAATCATATCAATTCTTTGCAGCAAAAGATTGGTTCGGCAGAGTTTAACTTAGACCAACTCAAAGTTGGTAGAGATGCTTTCACAAAGATGCTGCGTGTATCCTTAGATGAGGCAATAGTTGAAGCTGAAGAAGCTGAAGAATAAACAAATATATGCAACAGGGGTAACTAGTATTACTCCTGTTGTTATTTTACTACAAAATGTGTTATAGTCCCATAAGTTTAACGCCATGAGGTCTATATGCCACTTATTCCACTAGATATTCCTTCTGGAGTTTACCGTAACGGGACTGACCTGCAATCTAATGGTCGCTGGCGTGATGCAAATTTAATTCGATGGATAGATAATACTATGCGCCCAATGGGTGGCTGGCGTACACGCTCAGATAACGCAGCCGCAGCGCCAATACGTGGAATGTTATCTTGGATAGACAATAGTAATGCACGGTGGATAGCTGGCGGATCATACAATAAATTATACGTCTGGAATGAAACTGGCTCTAGGTTTGATATAACCCCAACATCATTTACTGCGGGCAGAGACGATGCTGTATCATTTACGGGGTATGGCGGCAGCTTATACGGCAGTTACGCATTTGGTGTAGAGCGTCCAGACACAGTAAGAATACAGCCAGCAACATCATGGGCATTAGATACTTGGGGCGAAAACCTTGTAGGATGTACGGAAGATGACGGTAAAATATACGAGTGGGCATTAGCGACAGGCACACCAGCCGCAGTTTTATCTAATGCACCCACAAGCAATAGATCATTGGTGGTAACAGAAGAGCGTTTCTTATTTGCTCTTGGTGCGGGTGGAAACCCGCGCAAAGTGCAATGGTCTGATCGTGAAGATAATAACCTATGGACACCAGCAGCTACAAATGAAGCAGGCGATTTAGAGTTAAACACAAGCGGTCAAATTATGGCAGGCATTAAAGTGCGAGGCCAAACGCTTATCTTAACTAGCACAGACGCACACGTAGCAAATTATGTAGGCCCACCATATGTTTACGGCATTGAGCGTGTTGGATCATCGTGTGGTTTAGCTGCTAATAAAGCAGTATCAGTTGTTGATGCAGGTGCATTCTGGATGGGCGCACACGCATTTTATGCTTATACAGGTGGTGCGGTTCAAGAAATACAAAGTGAAGTTGCAGATTACGTCTTTAACGATATGAACCGAGGTCAAGTAAGTAAGGCATTTTGCGTGACTAACAGTAATTTTGGAGAAATATTCTGGTTTTATCCATCATCTCAATCAACAGAAAATGACCGATACGTTGTGTTTAATTATATTGAAAACACATGGTACATTGGATCACTAGCAAGAACTGCTGGAGTTGACGCGGGCGCATTCAGAAAGCCTCTTTGGGTAGACGCAGATAACTACAAGATTTACGAGCATGAAATTGGTTACGATTATGGCTCACTAACGCCGTTTGCTGAAACTGGCCCTATTATGCTTGGGTCTGGCGATACAGTGGCATCCGTAACTGAAATGATACCTGATGAGAAAACGCAAGGTGATGTGAACGTGACATTTAAAACACGATTTTATCCCAACGGTGTTGAGCGTGATTACGGCCCATATACAATGTCCACACCTACATCATTAAGATTTACTGGGCGTCAAATGAGAATGCGAGTAAGCGCAGTTGAGCTAGGCGATTGGCGTGTTGGCGTAAATAGATTAGATGTTGTTGCAGGCGGTAGAAGATGACGCAACAACAAAGACCACCAGAACCATATGGAGATGATTGGAAAACATGGGGCAGACGCCTCATGCAATTTATGTCACAGACAAGATCACCTCTTGTTCAGCAAACTGGTGGCGAAACCGCAGCTGATGACGGTACACTTATGTGGGATAGATCATATGAATATCCAGTTGTAAGCAAAGGCGGAGAGTGGCGTCAAATTGTAGTAGAGGGCGGTCAAGCTAATTTTATTAAAACATCAGATGTTACACCAGCTCTAGCAAATACGGCATACAAGCTGACCTATGATGCACCATCTGGCAATACAAAGATTACACAAGGTACACCAGCAAGTAGAATTGTATTTGAAGAGGCTGGAGAATATGTATTATCATTTTCCGCGCAAATATCGTCAACAAGCGCAAGCACAGTACACTTTTACTTTTGGCCTACTATTAATGGCAGTGTTGTAGATGGCGCTATGACAACTGCGTTACATCAGAATAATGCTACAGTTGTTACATCACGTACACAAATATTTACTGTGGCGGCTGGTGATTATTTAGAAGTAAATTATATGATGGATAACACTGACGGATTTTTAAATTACACAGCAGCATCATCTCCAGTGCCAGCTATACCATCCTCAACACTAGCAATTACGAGGACGCATGGATAAAGAATTGCAAAGATGTAGACCTTGGATTGAAGCAGCTTTGGAGTATTCTGGCGGCACGCATGATTTTATTGATGTGGCAGAAGGAATATATAAAGGTACTATGCAGTTGTGGCCTACGCCAAAGGGGTGCATAGTAACAGAAATTGTGGTATATCCACGTAAGCGAATGTTAAACGTGTTCCTTGGCGGTGGTGAATTGGATCAGATTTTGGATATGCATCAAGATGTGATACAGTGGGCTAAAGCACAAGGATGCACAGCACTAACCATGACGGGGCGTGTAGGCTG